ATTATAAAGATTAGTAAGTTCATTATTAATCTTTTCTGGATTTAACGATTCACTTGTTAATAAATTTATTGCTTCAGAATCAATTAATGCGGCTTTAGGTTTTGCAGGATTTCTTTCTGTTACAATTCCATCATTTGGATTGTATCCCTTTGATTCAAAAGAAACATTTGGTTTATCAAATACAAGAGTAACAGTTTGCCCTCCAAAAGACTGATTTGGTTCTGATGGATTTATTGTTATATTTGATCCGATCCTTAATCCATTATTAATTATATTAGGAATATCTTCATTATTTCTAACGGTATGGACAATGGAATTAGCTAATAAATCTTTCGGCTTTTCTTCAGCTACGGGAGCCTCTGCTGGTTTTTTTAACTCATCAATCTGTTGTTGAATTTCTATATACTTTGCTGATCCCTCTTTATGCTCCAATTGTTGAGTAGCAAGATCAATTAACCTTTGCGTATTATCTGTTGTAGCAGGAGCTTCATCAGCAGGGGTAGGTGTTTCTACAACAGGGACAGGAACCTCATGCATGGAGTCAGCATTAGCTGTAATCTGTGCCTCTTTTTCATTAACCAAAGGATTAGAAGACGGAGAAATCTCTGGAGTAGTGCCACCCAGTTGAGCATCAGCGGCCTTCTTTGATTCGGCTCTAGCTTGAAATCCAGTTCCCAAACCATGAAATGCACCAAACAAAATATCAGGAACCGCTTGTTCAACATTTGGTAAAAATGACTGTCCTTGTGCCGCCCTCAATCCACCAGAGACTCCAAGGTTTACGCCAGTAGCGGCGGCTCCGCCAATCAATCCTTGTGTTAGGGGACTTGCTCCCTTAAACAATGCACTGGTTGCCTCTCCAGCAATCGGCCCAAATACCGCATATGGTAAAATTGAAGCGGCAGACTTTTGTGCCTCCTTGCTTGCGGCTTCATGACCAGCGGCATCAAGCTGTGCAGGATCGGTAACTCCCTGCTGTTTTAATTCGGCAACCTTGGTATCATATGCCTCCCCATAGGCTTGACTTGCGGCCATTGTCGCCATTGTAGGAAACGCCAATGGCCCAGTGAGCATTCCAGGTGCAAGATCAATAACCCCTCCGATTCCCCTTCCGATCTGTGCCGCTGTGGATGTGTCCTTTTGAGATACTCCCAAAGCAGGAAACATCCCAGTGGCTTGCTGGCTTAATGCTCCAGCTTGCTGACCAAGCTGTTGTCTTTGCTGGATTAATTCTTGTTGTTGAGTATCAGAAGCATATTGAGGAAGTTTAAGCGTCTGCTCTTTCTGTGCTTGAAGATCACCAATTTCCCTTTGGAGATCGTTAATCTGATTTCCATATTCAGCAGTAGAAAATCCTTGCTTCTTAACAATCCCTTGAATGGCATCCAAGGATGCTTGCCTATCAGCAATTGCTTTATCAAAAGCAGATGTAGCTTCTTGAGTAGTTGCACCACGCTGGAAAGGAGCATTGACTCCAGATATATCTGTTACTGGTGCGGCTCCTGCTCTCTCAAACCCACCAGCAGTTTGGATTGCACCAGCGGCGGTCTGTGCGGCGGCAGATCTACCCAAAGCACTATACCAAGGCATTGATGAGCTAGTTACAGCAGATGGCCCAATGCTTCCTTGACCTCCAATCATTTGAGATCCATAACTACTTTGTTTTGGTATCAGATCAGAAAATGGATTTTCTGTAGCAACACTCTGATTTGCTTGAGTTGGTATAGTTTGATTTGAACCAGGTATTAAATCTGAAAAAGGATTTTGTTCTTGTTGATCTTCAGCAGATGATTTTGGAACTTTTCCATAATTGGATAAGAGTCTCTTTAGTTCTGCTGGACTTTTGGGAATCTGATTAAGGGGAATTTGATCAATAGGAATAAGATTCGCTTGTCCTGATTCTGCTCTGTAATCAGATGGATCTTTGTAAATATCAACTACATTTGGATTTCTATTTCCATGCCTATCAGCGGCAATATATGCCTCTCCTGTATCTTTATTTAAGAATACAGTTCCTAATGGATTTACCGATGGATTTACGGCAACAACTCCTGGTGTTAGCTGAATATTGTTTACACCCAATCCTTGTGCCGTATATGGATCATATGACTCATCAGCACCACCTACAGCGGCAGGGATGCTATAAGAAGTAAATGGCGTAGGGGCAGGAGACGCATCCCCTCCCGATGACCCACCATTGGGAATTAAATCGGCAAATGGATTTTCAGCCATAGGTTAAACAGGCTGTTCTTCTTCCTCTGGTTGCTCTTGTGATACATTAGAAGGAACCACTGGTTGAGATGGTGCAGTTGTTGCCGCTGGAATCATTCCACCAGTATTAAAATTTGGATTAATTTGCATTCCAGATGGAGTAGCCATTGGAGAAGCTGATGGTGCTTGTTGAGAAGCAGGGGCAGTGGGAGCTGAAGGTGCAGTTGAAGGTGATGTAGGTTCTCCTGCTGATTGAAGTCTTTTGAGAACAGCGTTTCGATCTGCATTTTGTGCAATTGCATCTCTTGCATGAAGAGCATTTTCAAAGTTCGGATCGCTAAATCCAGGGCGGTCTTTTTTAAGTGCAACGTATTGATTGAGTTTCTGTTGAAACAATTGAGCGTTATCCATGTTTTTTCCAGTTATCCAATCAGATAACAAATCTTTTGCACCAACAACATCCTTTCCTCCATTCCATAAATTCATTGCTCCTGCTCTATATTTTTGAAGCATTTGAGATGATTGACCGCCTGTTTCTGGACGGGCAATTGGATTCCCACTTGCGTCTACTGGATGAGAAGCGTTTGATGAATATAATCTTCCTGCATAATTTAATGCGGAACCTTGTAATCTAGCATTAGCCAATTCTCTAGCTCTAGCCATTTCGCTAACTTGTTGCATTCCAGTAATAAATTGATTGGACAAATGTTGAGTCAAAGGATTTTGACCAGCAAGGCCAGCGGCTTGAATTACATCTGACATACCACTTTGATCTCCACGGGCAACTTTTTGCATTCCATTAGCATATTGCTGTTGGATCATAGGCAACATTGCTTGTGCCGATTGCGTAGCGGCATGAGTCTCAATAGCATGACCAATCTGTTGACCAAGACCAGCAAGTTGATTAACAGTCTGATTGTTAGCCTGTTCTATTGTAGAAAATGGTGCGTATCCGATTGGCATATGATTAAGCGGCGGCTACTGCTGGAGCAGATTGCATTAATGAAGAAATTAAACTTGGCAAAGCATTAGTTTGAGCAAGTGTTTGTGATTGTCCAACAGCAGGATTGTAACTTTGTTGATTTCCTAATGAATTAAGATAACTTGCTTGGTTCATTGCACTATATCCTTGCAATCCAAGCTGACCTAATCCAAGTCCCATCTGATTTTGCATTTGGTTTTGCAACTGCTGACCTTGATATTGGTTAAATGCTCCTTGATATTGGCTTTCTGCTAGTTGGTTTCCTTGTCCAGCGGCTTGTGCGGCAAGTTGTGTTCCCAATCCTCCAGCTTGGAGTCCAGCGGATAATCCCACGGTTGGAGAAACAACCATTGTGTTAGCAAGCTGTTGCCATGTAGGTGCGGCACTCAATCCATATTGGGAAAGACCAAGGCTAGTCTGACCAATGTTACGGGCAAAATTAGCAGGAGCTTGTCCACCACCAGAGAATAGATTGAATCCACCACCAAGGTTCTGTGCTACCTGACGATTGATATTCTGCTGAACATCAAGAGGAATTTGCCCTTGAATATAGGAATTAAGTTGATTTAATGCAAGTTGTCGTTGTGCAGAAGATCCTGGTGTAACCCTGTTCTGGAGATTGATTTGTTGTTGAGTTCCTTGCCTAGCAAATTGCTGTCCTTCTTGTGCGGTTTGATTAAATAGATTAGATCCAAAACCCAATGCTTGAGGAGCCATTTGAGCATACTGCTGTTGCTCTAATGCTAGTGCTTGTTGAGGATCAAAAGTAGGAGTTTGTGAAGACGGGCCTTTTTCAAACAAAGTTGCCAATGGCCCAAGGGCAAGTGTTGTTGGCAAGTTTTTATTGCTAAAAAGTGAGCCTGTATCAAAATTCATATGCTTTTTATATTAGATATTTAGAATTAAATCAATAAGGCCATGCCGCACCATCATCCCACGCATATGTAGGAATCAAAGCATTAAGCATCATGTTATTTTGGAATTGCCTAATGGCACTACCAGTAGGCTCTTCCCTATCAGCAGTCTCTCTGTTGACTTCAAAGATAGCGTTCTGGAGGGAAACATTGTAAAGCTGATCACTACCCTTGTTCTCACGATAGACAACTGCCATGACAGCAGAGATCATTGCCTCTGGAGTAAATTCTACTTGCTCATTGAGATCGGTAAGATCGTAGTAATTTTTCTTACAATAAAGAATTACTGAATCCTTTACCTTGCCTTGGATGAAGTATCTACGGAAAGATGGATTGATGTCGTAGGGTTGGTAAACCGATAGCAACATCCTTGCACTATTATCTACGTCCCATGAATACAATTTAATGCGTCCAGCAGTCTGTGACTTCGTGCAAGCAAAGACAGTCTTGAAAAAATTAACGGAGTAAGCAAACGATGGAGCAATTCCAATAGTAATTGTCTCGCTGATGCGTGTTCCGTATGCATCCTCACCAAAGAAAGTAATCTGCTTTCCTGCATCAAGGGGAGACTCGGCTTCTACTGCAAGCTGATAAGGAGCAATATCATAGTTCTGGAAGGTAACGTGCTTGCCTCCCACCTCAATGAATTTCTTATTGCCACCATTCCATGCATACCCTTGTCCCCAACCATTTCCGTACCCACCACTGGCGGCATCACCCCATGAATCTTGGGGGATGCTCTGATACCATTCGTTACCCAAGGAGACAGGGTTGCCATCAATCCAAGCTAATCTTACTTGTCGATACAAACTTGGTAAAGTTAACAAGCTATTTACACACTTAATACAAACATAATCGCACAAACTATCTGCATCGACTTTATTCCATAAAAGAGAACGTGCCTTGTTCAAATATTGCAAAAGAATAGTTTGATTACAAGTTCCGCTATTTCCTGCGTAAGGACGCAATAGTGGAAGCATATCTTGAACGGAATAAAGAGACATATAAATAAGTATTTATACAGGAATCATCACTTTAAGTGAAATTCTTTTTGCTTTTGCAGATTCGATCATTTTCAATCGAGTTTCTTTTGTAATGCCTCTTGCTTTTGCGGCTTCTGATAATTTTTTCTTATGCTCTTGAGAGAAAACAATACCTTTTCTTGCTTTAGAAATCTTTTGGCAAGCATCTTGGGAGTGCTTCCTTCCTGTGCTACAGATTGAAATTATTCTTTTTGTTTCTTCTGTATGCCTTGGATTTTCACCACCAGTTGTGCGGTTGTATCCAAAATCAGAATTTGTTGTTTGATATTTTAAGATCCACTCTTCTTCTTTCCATGAAAGGATTTCTTCTGGGCAAAATTCAATTACAGAAAATTCAAATGCATTCTCTCCATATTTTAACCATGCTCTTTGAAAATGTTCGTTTTCGTGATAATTGCCACGCAATCTTGTTCTGTGAGAAGACATTCTGGTAATGACATTTTTAGCTTGGCCAATATATCGCTTTCCGCTTTTCATATTTTTCCAACAATATATTCCAGATCCAGATGCCATAAACTAGATCATTTCTCCACGGGTTATCGGATGACCTACTAGAGAGCGAGTCATAGGACGTTTTGGGCCAGTAGTGGTCTTCACATCCGTCAGTTTGATTGACGGAGATTGCTTGACCTTGAGCATTTTGCTCCTCATCGCCCCGATTTTAGGGAGCTTTGGAAGAGCCATATTACAGCCAATCTGCGTTGAAGGTAGTACCCTTACCCATAGCAGTCTCATTAGCTGGCCCACCTACAGAGAATGCTCTCTGGTTGGACTCACCAATGGACTTGATACGAGCTGTACGAGCGTCCTTGTACGCACGAATGGTAGGAATATCTCCCTTGATCTGCACCCTCTGCATAGGTTGAGGGGTAGCATGATCGGAGACAATGCCCCTTTCGGTGTTGTCGTATGTGTATTGTTCGCCAGCCATATTACTTTTTGGAAGAACCACGACCTGGGGAAGTGGGTTCGGGTTGGAGTTTGCCAGCGTAGAAAATTCCGCTGAACTCCGTACCCTTTGGATGATTGCTCATCCCTTCTTTGATGGTTCCACGAGTGGACATTCCATCGCTCTGAAGTTTAGGCTCTGTTGCCCTGTTGATGTCTTTAGCCATATGTTTAGTTTGTTTTTAGTTTAGTTAGGTTGATGCGATAGATTGAACTGACCAGTTTACTTTTGTGTAATTTGTAACAGTTGGAAGAACAATTTGGAAGCCAGTAGTTGTTTGGCTACCATCAATAATAGACCAAGAATTAGCAGGAGCAGTAGTAGTTCCTGATGCACTCACAAAATAAGCTGTAATAATGTAACTTGTATTTGGCATTGCAGTAGCAAAAGTAACAATATTTAACCCCGAAGTTGGAGATGAAATTGTTCCACTTTGAACATTAACAGCCAAAGCATTGTACTCATTCTGAAGGTTTTGGATATTCTGATTGATCGTAGCAATCTGTGCAGGAGTAACTTGCCCAAGGCCAGGGATATTGATCGTGGAATTGTTTAAGAACAACTGGCAAAAACTATTAAAAACGTCTGACCAAGTGCCTTCAGGACACCAGTTATTGGGAATAACAGGAGACAAGATTTGAACTGGTGATGCTTGATTCTGCATAATTATTTGAGTTGTAACCTTATTTTAAGTAATTAGCAATCCTTTTATCCAGAGACAGAAGAGACAGACGTTGGAAGGGGAACGATACGATAGTAATCAAGATCAGGTTGGCAAGGGCATTGCACTGGTTCTGGATCATTATAGAAAGTATCGGGACAATCTCCAGCAGGGAGATCCAATGAGTCATTGAAGATTCCAGAGAGACGAACCCTATCCACAATGCAAGCTCCTGTAATGTCTATCTTGAATTGGAACTCGGCTCCCTCTTGTGGGGAAATCTGACCGAATGTTTCGCAATCGTTAATGTCAGGAGATGGGAACTTCAACTGCTGATAGCGAGGTTGAGATACTGCTGGAACACATCCAACCGTGATAGGGGTACATTCATCAAAACCAACCGTTATGGGTTGAGAAAGGGTAAAGAAGCAAGCATAGGAATCTGGACGATACTCACAAGCCACAGTAACAGCTTCCTTGAGATTGGAGATCCAGACTTCACCACCAGCAAGTTGCTTACGCACGAACTTTGATGCACCTGGGTTCGGCGTAAAATCATATCTCTTGGTAATGAAATACGAACCAATTGGAACACTTCCGTACTGAACAGAGTAATCATCTACGCCAGTAAGCAACGAGCTACTACTCTGAAGTTCGTAAAGACGATTAATATTGTCAGCATCAAATGAGAAAGCAAACCCACGTTGGACACCATTGATTTGAGCTGTGGATAGTTGAGTAGGTTGTGGGCCTTCCCATAGACCATTCCAGCGTGTAGGCATGGATGCATCTGGAGAGATCCTACTTTCTTGTTCAACGTCTAGGACAATCATTGCCCTACTAGGACGATGCAATCCACAAACAGATGGATCAGCAGTAGAAACAGTGAAAGGAGATACGGTTGCTATGAGTCGATTGTCAAAGAACATTGCACTCTCAAATTGCCTCAACCAAGGAGTATCATAGTTTACCCAAGGCTGAACTTCACGGGAGATTTTACGGAAGGAAAGAGCCTCATAGAAATCTACTTGAGCATTGTTGTAGAAAGCCCAACCATCATCACAACGGAAATAGACATCGTTGTTGACTCCAGTAATGCTCCAAGGCGATCGGCAACCACGACCAATAAGAGAAACCTTCTGGATGTTGTTTGCTTGCCATGTTGTGCGATCTTGGGAGAGATCAAGAGTAAATGATCCGTTCTCACAGAATACTACAAGCTCACCTTGACCACGCACATTGATGTTGAGGGACGGCATGATCCTCATGCCTGTAATCAATCCAAGATTAGCAGGGGGAGTAAATGAACCACCTTCTTGCCAGTAGGTTTGCTCGGTAAAGTTTTGGGTATTGGATGTCGTTGTGAATCCGTTTCCGTAGATGATGTCAGAGATATAGATATTGTTGTTGGCATCACTCACTGCTACACGCCCGTAAGCATATGCCATGATTGTTCCAATCGGCATCTGTTGCTTAACAGGGTTGAGCCTAAAACAAGTATTGGGCTGTGCCGCTGTGATCGTTTTATTGCCAGCCGTAGTTGTTGCAATGTTTGACCAAGGAGTAGATGAACCATCTGGAAATACGCTACGAACTTGGAATTCGTATTGAGTGGTTGAATTAACAGCAGAAAAACTATATCCAACTTGTCCATACGAAACTATGGCAATGGTGCTAAATATTGTGCTACCAGATTGAACTTGGATTTCGTTTGAGACCGCACCTGGGGCATTTTCCGTCCAAGTTAAATTAATAGTTGTAGATCCATTTCCTTGTGCTTGGAGATTTGTTGGAACACCAGATATATCTCCAGACCATGCAATAGGATCTTGGTATCCGTTTTGGATATACATCCAATCTTCAGCTTGAATAAACCATGTATGCATCATGGTTGGATCATTTCCATCAATGAGTTTGTAAAGAGTGCCTACATTGTTAACGATAGAAACAAAGTAAATTGTTCCTGCAACTGAAACTACAAACCCATCTAGTGAGCCAGATTTGATTGCCTTGTAAGGCCAAGCACCTTGGAAGTTTCCAGTTTGGAATGCGGTAAGGATAGATGGATCTTGTCCGTATGCTGGCGTAATTGGGATCTCCGTAAATGGAGGACGAGTAGCATTTACTCCTTGTCTAAAAGATCGGTTTACG